TTTGAAGCACCTGATGATGGAAACCAAGGGGTCAATGATACATATAGATTCCTTGAAGAGTTTGATACAAAGTATGAGTAAAAATAAAGTATTTGATGCATTAGATAAAACCTTCGAAACACAAACGAAGGAACTTGAAGTAGCCAAACCTGTGATTGAGAGAGCTATCAATGATGGATTAGATAGTGATTTTCAAGAAGCTCGAGACGCACTAAAGCGAGCTATGGTGTATGGTGAAGAAGCAATTCAAGGTATTATGAATGTCGCGACAAATAGCGACAATCCTCGTGCATACGAGGTTGCTGGTCAGCTCATCAAAGCTCTTGGTGATCAAGCAAAAGATATGATGGATATCCAAGAGAAAAAGAAAAAGATCGATAATTCTGAAGGTAAGCCATCAGAGCAGAAGATCGGTAAACAAACTAATATTTTATTCAATGGTAGCACCTCCGATTTAATGAAAGCGTTGAATGACGAAAAGACGATCGATGGTGAAGTAAATGATTCCGACTGAAGAAACATCATATCACGGTAATCCGAATCTAAAATCGATTGGGTATCAACATAGCTTTACAAAAGACCAAATCAAAGAATTGGTAAAATGTAAAGAAGATCCGATTTATTTTATTGAAAACTACTGTCAAATTGTGACTCTTGATAAAGGGTTGCAACCATTCAAGCTGTATGATTGTCAAAAGAAAAAAGTCGATTTCATTATGAATAATCGACAAACGATCCTTATGGAAGGTCGTCAGCAAGGTAAAACTGTTACAGCTGCTGCTTGTATTCTACATTACACAATCTTCAATGAAAACAAAACAGTTGCTATCCTCGCTAACAAAACAGCTGCAGCTCGTGAAGTCTTGGCTCGCTATCAAATTATGTATGAGGGATTGCCTATTTGGATGCAGCAAGGTGTAAAGACTTGGAACAAAGGTAATGTCGATCTTGAAAATGGCTCAGTAGTATTTACCTCTGCCACAACCTCATCTGGTATTCGTGGTAAATCGGTGAACTGGCTTTACATCGATGAGGCGGCGATTATTCCGAACAATATTGCTGACGAGTTTTTTACAGCTGTTTATCCTACCATTTCTGCTGGTGAAACAACAAAGATTCTACTCACTTCTACACCACTCGGTTACAACCACTTCTGGAAGTTTTGGAACGAAGCTGAAGAAGGTAAGAATGGGTTTGAGCGTATGTTCATCCATTATAGTGAGATTCCAGGAAGGGATGAGGCATGGGCAGACGAGCAACTCAAACTTCTAGGTGAATTGAAGTTCAATCAGGAGGTGCTATGTGAGTTTCTTGGCTCGACTAACACACTGATCAATGGCAAAACTCTATCTGTGATGAGTGCTAAACATCCTGAATACTCGAAAGATGGTCTAGATTTGTATGAAACTCCTAAACAAGACCATTATTATGTTATCACAGCCGATGTTGCTAGGGGCATTGGGGGAGATTACTCAGCATTTACACTTATTGATGTAACTGAGATGCCATACAAATTGGTTGGTAAATATAAACATAATAAGATATCCCCGATGCTATACCCTAGTGTAATCTCAAAGGTGGCAAGAGACTTCAATAATGCTTATGTTTTGATTGAATCAAATGATATTGGACAGCAAGTATTAGATATCTTACACCAAGAAGAAGAATATGAAAATGTATTTACAACTCTCACAGAGAATGGCAAGCAATATCTTACTCCAGGATTCGGTAGATCTGCTAAACTCGGTGTTACTACATCAAAGGCAGTGAAACGACAAGGTTGTTTTGCTATCAAATCTCTGATCGAGGATACTAAATTACTCATACACGACTCTGACATTATTGGTGAATTATCGGTATTTACAGAAAAGGGTCAGACTTTTCAGGCTGATGAAGGATATAATGACGACCTTGCCATGAGTTTAGTATTATTTGGTTGGGTCACAACTAATTCGTTTTTCTCTGATTTGACTAATGTGAATGTGCGCGAAGGATTATTCAATGCCGAAATGCGTATGATTGAGAATGATTTGACACCATTTGGTGAAATTGTGGATGGTTCAGAGCCTGAAGCAGAGGTTATGGGTGGCGATCTATGGTTCTCACTGGACGGAAAAGAGAAAACTACAATTTTATAAATAATTTCAGTGATAAAACTAAACAAACGATAATCCATAATATCGAGGAGATAAAACATGGCATTTCAACTAAGTCCAGGAGTTCTCGTTCGCGAGCAGGACGCCACTAATGTAGTCCCAGCAGTTGGCACTACGACAGGCGGTTTTGTTGGCGATTTCGCTTGGGGTCCAGCCCGTGAACTCACATCAATTAGTAGCGAAAACGATCTTGTTGCTCGTTTTGGTAAACCTGTCAAAGCCACTAATGTAGACTTCCTGACAGCTGCCTCATTCTTGGCATACGGATCCAGCCTTCTGGTTTCACGCGAAGTAGGTTCAGCTGCCAGAAACGCTGTTTCATCAGGCACTGCTGTTCTGATCAGAAACGAAGACGAATATGATAACTCATACGAGGATGGCTCGGGAACAGTTGGTCCATGGGCGGCAAAATATGCAGGAACATTGGGTAACTCACTTAAAGTTTCTGTTGCTGACTTGGGTAACTTTACTTCTACTTCAGTTGCTTCTGTTACAGTATCTGACGGTGGCTCAGGTTACACTTCAGCACCAACTGTAACATTTTCAGCTTCCCCAACTACTGGCGGCACAGCAGCTGGCACAGCTGACCTCGACGGTGGCTCTACTGTTGATTCAATCACAGTGACTTTCCCAGGAGTCGGTTACACATCTGCTCCAACAATCACCATTTCAGGTGGTGGCGGTTCAGGTGCTACAGCTACTGCCACATTGTCAACAGCTTGGACATACGCTTCAAACTTTGATGATACACCATCAACGACACAATATGCTACTGATAACGGTGTTACACTTGATGAAGTTCATATTATTGTTGTTGACGAAGACGGTGCTATCACAGGTAAAGCTAATACTGTTCTTGAAAAATTCTCTGGTCTCTCAAAGATTCCAGGAGCTAAAAACGACAATAACGAATCTAACTATTACAAAGATGTAATGAACGCACAATCACAGTATATTTACTGGATGGATCACGTCGACACAACAGCAACTACTCGCGGTTCAGCTTGGGGCACAGCTCTGGCAACTGTTCAGGCTGCTTCTGACTCATATTACAAATTGCTTATCGACGGCACAGATGATGACGCTTGGTCACTGACAGGTGCTGTAGATGATTCACCAGTTGATGCTGACCTGCAAAGTTCATACATTCTTTTCGCTAATGACGAAGAAACTGATGTCAATCTGATCATGGCTGGTCAACATAGTAAAACTGTTGGTGATTATATCATCGACAATGTCACAGACATCCGTAAAGACTGCTTGGTCTTCCTGTCACCACAGAAAGCATCTGTTGTCAATAACTCTGGTTCAGAAGTAACTGACATCAAAGCAGAACTGTCAAGTTATACTAGATCTTCATATGCTGTCATGGATAGCGGTTGGAAATACATGTATGACCGTTATAACGACTCATATGCTTGGGTTCCAGTAAATGGCGATACAGCAGGTTGCTGTGTCACTGCAGACCTCGAAGCTGATCCATGGTTCTCACCAGCTGGTGTGAATCGCGGTCAAATCAAAAACGCTGTAAAATTGGCTTTCAATCCTAAGAAAGCTGATCGCGACTCTCTTTATGCTGCTGGCATCAACCCAATCGTTCAATCAGCCTCACAAGGTGTTGTGTTGTTCGGTGATAAAACATTCACGAATAAACCAAGCGCATTCAATAGAATCAATGTTCGCCGCTTGTTTATCGTGGTTGAAAAAGCTATCGCAACGGCTGCTAAGTTCCAGTTGTTTGAATTCAACGACGCCTTCACCCGCGCTCAATTCCGCTCACTAGTCGAACCATTCTTGCGTGATGTCCAAGGTCGTCGTGGTATCTATGACTTCCGCGTTGTTTGTGACGAAACAAATAACACTGGTCAGGTTATCGATGCAAATGAATTCCGCGCTGATATCTTTATCAAGCCAGCGAAATCAATCAACTTTATTACACTGACATTCGTGGCTACAAGAACAGGTATCTCGTTCGAAGAGCTCGGAGCCTAATCTAGATTTAAAGGAGAAAATAAATGAATATTGAAGAATTTAAGGCTAGACTAGGTGCAGGTGGTGCTCGCCCTAACCAGTTTAGAGTGAGTCTCGCCTTTCCAGGGTATGTCCCGAATGTTGACACCTCATATAGCTTGTTGGTGACTGGCGCGTCCTTGCCAGCCTCTAACGTAAACCCTGCCATTATCCAGTATCGCGGTCGTGAAGTGAAGCTGGCTGGTGAAAGAATCTTTGACCCATTCACAATCACAATCGTGAATGACTCTGACTTCTCTCTCCGCACTCCTTTCGAGCAGTGGATGAATGGTCTGAATGATCGCGCTGAAAATACTGGTGTTCTCACACCTAGTGATTATCAGGCAGATATCATCGTTGAGCATCTGGATCGCAACGATGAAGTATTGGCTGGTGGGCAATATACATTGCGTAATGCTTTCCCAATCAATATGTCAGAAATTGCATTGCAATATGCACAGAATGATATCTTTGAAGAATTTACGGTGACTTTCCAATATACACATTATGATGTAGCATAAATAGTCTTACATCTAGTATAGGGAAAATATAATGGAATTATTTGGTTTTGAAATTACTCGTAAGAGGGAGCCGAAGGGTGCTAAATCCTTCGTTGCTCCTGACGAGGATGGAGCCATTGAATCTATCCGTGGTGGTGGATACTATGGCACATACTTTGATGTCGAGGGAGTTGCCAATACTGAAGAGCAGCTCATCAAAAGATATAGAGATGTCTCAATGTATGCCGATGTTGACATGGCTATTGAGGATATCGTCAACGATAGTATCTCTAACCTAGAGGATGAAAAACCAGTTGAGGTGAACACCGATAATATCAATGTGTCAGCCGCTGTGAAGAAAGCTATTGCTGATGAGTTTACTAATGTATTGGCGTTGCTTGATTTCAATAATCGGGCACAAGATTATTATAGACGCTGGTATATTGATGGCAGAATCTACTTCCATAAGTTGGTAGATAAAGCCAACCCTAAAAAAGGTTTGTATGACGTCCGTTATGTTGACCCGCGCAAAATTAAAAAGGTGCGTGATGTCAAGAAGGAGAAAGATCCTAAAACTGGCGTCAATATGATTAAAGAAGTGAAAGAATACTTCGTTTATGATGATAAGGGGATTGCGAGTAAACCAGGACAGTATAAAGCTGGTAATGCGAGCGACAAAGCCCTGAAGATTTCCAAAGATGCAATCACTTATGTATCTTCTGGACTTCTTGATCAGGACAAAAACATCCCACTATCATATTTGCACAAAGCCATCCGTCCAGCTAACCAGCTGAGAATGATGGAAAATGCGGTAGTTATCTATCGTATTACACGTGCACCAGAGCGTAGAGTATTCTATGTAGATACTGGTAATCTGCCAACAATGAAGGCTGAGCAGTATCTGAAAGATGTTATGAACCGTTATCGTAACAAATTGGTTTACGATGGTTCAACAGGTGAGATTCGAGACGACAAGAAGTTTATGTCGATGCTTGAAGATTTCTGGATGCCGCGCCGTGAA